TTTCGTACATTATCCGTACATTCCGGGCTTTGGTTTCTACGCCTTTGGCCTTATACACCTTATCGGCGCTTTTGCTAAGTCTGGTACTAGCCTTATTCGTCAACTCGTCGACGCAGGTACATTATCGAATTTGCCCGGCGGGTTTAAGACCCGTGGTATGCGAGTTAAAGGAGATGACACCCCTATCGCCCCTGGTGAATGGAGAGACGTCGATGTGCCAGCTGGTACCATGCGTGATAATCTCTTACCTCTCCCCTACAAAGAACCAAGTCAAGTCCTTTACAGTTTATTAGGAACTATCGTAGAAGAAGGCCGCAAGTTTGCAGGTTCTGCGGAGATTCAAGCATCTGACATGAGCGCAAACGCTCCCGTTGGAACAACACTGGCAATTCTAGAAAGAACATTGAAGTCGATGAGCGCAATCCAAGCGCGTATTCACTATGCAATGAAACAAGAGTTCCAGCTGCTTAAAGACATTATTAGAGATTACACGCCAGAAGAATACGACTATGAGCCAACCGAAGGCTCCCGTATGGCTAAGCAATCAGACTATGACATGGTATTTGTAATACCTGTCTCCGATCCCAATGCGGCTACTATGGCGCAAAAAGTAGTACAGTATCAGGCTGCTTTACAACTGGCTCAAACTGCCCCGCAGCTATATGACTTACCAGTATTACACCGTCAAATGTTGGACGTGTTGGGAATCAAAAACTATCAGAAGCTGGTACCACTACCAGAAGATATGAAGCCACAGGATCCTGTAACGGAAAATCAAAACGTATTAATGATGAAGCCTGTCAAGGCGTTTGCTCACCAAAACCATCCAGCCCACATTCAAGTGCATATGGCTGCTATACAAGACCCTAAGATTCAAACTCTTTTAGCTAACAATCCAATGGCTCAGCAATTAATGCAGGCTATGATGTCTCACGTTAATGAGCATATTGGGTTTGAATATCGCAATCAAATTAGTCAACAAATGGGCATGCCTTTACCAGCACAGCACGATACTCATATGGAAGGCGAGCAGGATCTTAATATGACTCCAGAAATGGAAGCTCAGTTATCTCCGTTGATGGCACAAGCTGCACAAAAACTGTTAATGCAAAACCAACAACAAGCTCAACAGCAACAAGCGCAACAACAAGCTCAAGACCCAATCATCCAACTGCAACAACAAGAACTGCAGATCAAGATGGCTGAACAGCAACGCAAGTCTAAGAAAGACCAAGATGACTTCCAGCTTAAGATGCAGCAGATTCAACTTGAAGCAAAACGGATTGCCGCCCAACAAGAAACTGAAGGAGCTAAGATGGCAATCCAAGCATCACTTGCTAAGCGCAAAGAGATAGCCGACCATACGCTTGAAGGCGCAAAATTGGCTATTGATGTAGGCAAACAACGTGAGCAAAATCAACATCTTAAGGACGTTGCAAAAATGCAAACAGAAGCGCAAAAAGAATTAGCTACAAAACAAACTGAGACTAAACCAAAGGAGAAAGCTAAATAATGGATGCCCACCAGGCTTTAAGTCATATAGTACGACAACTAGATGAACGGATTTTGCAACTTCAAGAAAGCTTAGCAGACGACAACTGTAAGACGATTGAAGACTACAAAAAAGTATGCGGAGAAGTAAAAGGTCTCTTTGCCGCACGAAACTTTATAACTGACCTTAATAAAACTATGGAGAACTCCGATGAGTGACCAAACGGTAGTAGATTTAAGTCAAGCGATTGACTTACGAGCAGTAATGAGAGAAGCAGAAGAGAAAGCCAAACAACTTCCCGAGCCAAAAGGATATCGCATTTTGTGCGCAATCCCAGAAGCAGAAGAAGCTTTTGATAGTGGCATCCTTAAATCAGACGAAACTCGTCGGCATGACGAACTTCTAACCACAGTTCTTTTTGTGGTCAAGATGGGACCAGATTGCTATAAAGACCCAGAGCGTTTTCCAACTGGAGCGTATTGTCAAGAAGGTGATTTTGTCCTGACACGCCCCAATGCTGGTACACGCTTAGTAATTCACGGTCGTGAGTTCCGCATTATTAATGACGATTCCGTAGAGGCTGTAGTTCAAGACCCACGCGGCATTACACGTAAATTTATTTAAGGAGTATATATGCCAGAAGAATTCAAATTTCCTGATGAAATGGAAGATCAGGGTAAACCCGTAGATACAGCTGTAGATACATTGGATGAAGAGGAGTTTAGCGTTGAGATTGTTGACGACACTCCTAAAGAAGACCGCAATAGAAAGCCACTAGACCCAGAAGCTAAGGAACAACTAGAGGCTTTAGATGAGTCTGAAGAATATTCTAAAAACGTAAAAGAAAAGTTTGCCCAGTATAAAAAGGCTTGGCACGAAGAAAGACGTGCTAAAGAAGCAGCCCTGCGCGAGCAGCAAGAAGCCTTAAAAGCAGCGCAAGCTATCCTTGATGAAAATAAGCGCCTTAAAAACGCAATTCATTATGGTGAAAAAGAGCTAAATGATAGTTATAAGTCAACTGCTAAAGCTGAATTAGAAAAAGCCAAACGAGAATATAAGGAAGCTTATGACTCTGGTGATGCTGATAAGCTATTAGAAGCTCAAGAGCAGTTAATGAAAGCTCAAATCAAGCTGGATAAGTCAAAGAAGTTTAAAAATACTGTACAAAAACTGGAAAATGATGTACAAATACAACAAAGACCAGCTGCTCAACAGCAGATGGACCCTAAAGTTGCTGAATGGGTATCACGTAATCAGTGGTTTGTAGATCCGGCTAAGAAGTCGATGCGCAAATATGCTGAGGGTGTCCACGAAGAACTACAAGAGAAATATGGTATGGGCTTTGTTGGTACCGATGAGTACTATAAGTCTATCGACAAAGAAGTAAAACGTCGATTCCCGGAGGAATTTGGCGAAGTGGTAAGAAACGATGAGGACGAGAAACCTCAGCGTACGAAATTAAGTACGGTCGTGGCTCCCGCGAAGCGCAGTACATCTTCCAAAAAGATTGTATTAACCAAAACGCAGGTGGCTCTGTCAAAGAAACTTGGCTTATCCCCTGAGCAGTACGCCCGTGAACTTAGCAAATTGGAGGCCTAAAAATGGCAACAAATAGATTAAAACGTGAGATGGAAAACCGTGAAATTACAGAGCGTCCTAAACAGTGGATGCCACCTGAACTTCTCCCTGAGCCTGATAAACAGGCTGGTTATGCCTATCGCTGGATTCGTGTATCCATGTTGAACAATGCTGATCCCCGCAATATTTCTGCGAAATTTCGTGAGGGTTGGGAACCTGTCCATGTAGACGAACAACCAAAATACAAACTGTTAGCTAGTCGCGAAGGTCAATATAAAGACAATATCGAGATTGGCGGGTTATTACTCTGCAAGATTCCAGAGGAGATGGTGAAAGCAAGACAAGATTATGAAAATAATCAAACACAATCTCAAGCAGAAGCTGTAGATAATAATTTAATGCGCCAAAGTGACTCTAGAATGCCAATCTTTATGGAGCGGAAGTCTACTGTTACGTTTGGAAGTGGTTCTCAATAATTTTTAGGAGATTTAAATGGCTTATCCTACAGTACAAGGTCCTTACGGACTAAAGCCAGTTAACCTCATTGGTGGTCGTGTATTTGCTGGTTCTACCCGCATGTTTCCGATCTACAATGGCTATGCTACTAGCTTGTTCAACGGCGACGTTGTTCAAATTGGTGTTGGCACAGCAGCAGGCACACTGGTTGCTTCAACTCTAGCCCCAACAACCGCTAACGGCGGTACTGCTGGTACTATCGGCGTTTTCGTTGGTTGCGAATATTCAACAACAGGTGGTCCTATCTACGGTAAAAACCGTTATCAGTTCTATCAGGCCGGCACAACCGCTCCTGACGCAATTGGTTACGTTGTAGATGATCCACAAGCAGTATTCCAAACAGTTGTATTGTCCCAAGGTTCTAATAGCTCTACCATCCAGTACATTAACCCAGCTTTTATTGGTTCTAATGCTTACTACCTTGGTAACGCTAATAGCAACAATGGCTCAACAACTACTGGTGATTCATCTGCTGGTATCGCTATTGCTACTACCGCTATTGGTACTGGCGTAGCTAGCCCATTAACAACAACCGCTCCATTCCGTATTGTTCAACTCGTTACAGCTTCTGCTGTTACCGTTTCTGGTAACGCTACAACTTCAAGCACAACCTTGACTTTGTCCGCTGCTAACACCGCTATTCAAGCAGGTATGGTAGTAGCTGGTCCCGGCATCAATGCTGGTTCCAATACTTGGGTTACATCCGTAAACGGCACTACAGTTACTTTGAGCCAAGCAGTTACAACAGCTCAATCTACTGCAGCGCAGTTCTCATTCACTGGCTACCCAGAAGCATTAGTAACATGGAACTTCGGTTACCATAGCTACTTCAATGCCACTGGCGTTTAATTAGGAGCTAAATAATGGCTATTTCACGCGCACAACTACTGAAAGAGTTGCTCCCAGGCTTGAACGCTTTGTTCGGACTTGAGTATGCTCGCTACGGTGAAGAACACAAAGAGATCTATGAAACTGAGACCTCTGAGCGTTCTTTTGAAGAAGAAACAAAACTGTCCGGCTTTAGCGCTGCACCAGTCAAGAACGAAGGCCAAGCCATCGCTTACGACAACGCGCAAGAAGCATGGACTGCACGTTACAACCACGAAACTATTGCTCTTGGCTTTAGCTTGACAGAAGAGGCAATCGAGGACAACCTCTATGATTCTTTATCTGCTCGCTACACCAAAGGCTTAGCTCGTGCTATGGCTTACACCAAACAGGTTAAAGCTGCTGCAGTTTTGAACAACGGTTTTAACAGCCAAGTTACCTACGGTGACGGCCAGCCTTTGTTCTCTACCGCACATCCTTTGATTTCTGGTGGTGTTAACGCCAACACTCCATCTACTCCTGCTGACTTGAATGAAACCGCGTTGGAAAATGCTGTTATTCAAATCGCTGCTTGGACTGATGAGCGTGGTCTGTTGATCGCTGCTAAACCTAAGAAGTTAGTTGTTCCCCCTGCACTCCAGTTCGTTGCAACTCGTTTGCTCGACACTGAACTCCGTGTTGGTACTAACAACAACGACATCAATGCAATTAAGAACAACGGTTCTGTTCCAGAAGGTTACACAATTAACCACTTC